TCCTCTGTCTCACGGGTTCGATCCGGATGGTAATTAGAGGGTGTATGGTTGTCGAGTATTAAATTAGGTGTGATGTGTAAGGTAGTGAGTATTATTAGGATGTGTATGAAAATAGTTGTTGTTATGGTGTGTTGTGTTGGTGTGTTTGGTAGTGTTTTTTTGAGGAATATGGTAAAAAAGGGTATTATATGAGTAAGCGAACATATAAAGAGAATCAGGAGAAGCTAGAGTCTGAGGTGAAGTATTACTGTGGTTACGCTATAGGTAGCAAATCTACTGTCTGTGGTGGTCATGGTTGTAACTACGAGGAGACAAAAATCACAGGTGAAGATGGTTGGGGTGGTGGAGATTTCCCGCCTATCTTCCCTACTGAGCAAGAGGCAAGGGCTTATATTAAGAAGAAGGATCTGTTTTTGAAGGATGTATATAAGATAAGGTTAGCGTTATGAGGTTTGATGTATTTATAGAGTATCTAAAGGAAGAGAGTATCAATAGGTGTGAGTGGGAAGCAATGTGGCGTGACCAAGCGTGTATATATGATGGGTTATGGGATATATGAAGTATAGGATAATAACAGATAGGTATTCAGGGTATGGTGTAGAGAGAAGGAGGTTTAGATTCGCCCCTTGGATTAATATATGTGGCACTTGGTCTACATTAAAGGATGCCGAGCAAGCTATTGAGCGACATAAGGGCAAGGGAAAGATAGTGAAGTTTGTTAATTAGGTTATGAGTGTAGAAGAGAAGGTATTTGTATGGGCTATAATGCTCGGTTGGGTTGTGGTAATCTGGATGGCGGTAGATGCTATCTGTAAAATTTGATAAACAGTAAAAAAGGATAACGAAATGAATAAGGATCAACTATTGGGTAAGTTAGCAATAGCAGGTGAGCAGTTAGCTAAATGTAAAGAGGATAACGAATGCCTTAAGCGGCAATTAGAGGAGATTGGTGGTGAACGCAATCAATACTTCTTACAGGCACGTGAGGCTCGGTTAGATGCATCTAAATTGCGTGAGTCATTAGAAGATATAGCATTCGTGAAAAAGGGGCTATTTAGTGGTAGAATAATGCGTATAATCGCCGAGGGAGCGTTAAGTGGCCATGACGGAGTATGAAAAACACATAACAGAGGAGTGGATTAAGGCTAAAGAGCTTATTAAGACACTCAGGAATGAATTAGTGATAAAACAGGGGATTATTAACAAGCTTAATGTCGCTTTAAGCTATAAACAGCATGAGAGGGTTAGCCCACCTATGTTTAAGCCTGTCACAGTTGATTTTAACGGAATAACAGAAGGAATGGATAATGAGTGATACTAAAGTGATACTAAAGAAGAAAGTAGCCAAGAGGCCTGCCAAGATATACTCTGTCGCCGAGACACTAGAGAAGTATAACCTAACCCCACAAGAGTTTCAGGAGATAGCACAGACTATACCTGAATTCACTAAACAAATAGTGCCTAAAGGGATTACTAAGTCTGGATATATGATGGTGGGTAAAGCTGTTAAAAAGCTTAATAAGGCTATCGTAAAGAAGGTAGAAGAGAAGGTAGAGGCTAATAGGATAGCAGAAGAGGAAGCACCTAATATAAGGTATCTACAAGTATGTGAATTTAAGCCACCTAATCAGCAGAAATTATGGTGTATCGACACAATAGATGGAGTTCAGTCTAAAGTAGTGGTTAATGCTAGTCCTAAATTTGTGGCAGGTGTTAAAAAAGGTGTATCAATACGATGTGAGCGTATTACAGAAGGTTTATTCGCATACAAGCCATTGGAAAGTGACAGATAACCTTACTCAGACCGAAAAGAAGCTACATTCAGATATAGCATTAGCTTATTTGTATGAGAATAGTGATCGACAGCCTATGACCCTAGAGGAAATAGCCAACTTCACAGGTATGCCATTGAATAGATTGAATGACATCTATGCGAGCGCACTAAATAAGCTTCGTAAGAGCGCAAAGTTAATACAAGAAGATCTTATATGAGTAAAAAACCTGTCTTAAATTGGACTCCCCATCCAGTAATGCCTATCCCTGACTCTAGTATTATACTAGATAAGGGGTGGGATAAAGACATTAGTGGGATGATTGAGTATCATCAGAGGCGTGAGGACTTGATATTTAACATGAAAGATGACCCATATAGATATGGGCATGAGTTAGATCACTGGTTAAAGGCAGATGAGCTATTGAGGTCTGGTAGCGAGATACTCTGCCTTGGAGGGAATAGATGTGTAGACGGAGACACACTTATATATGACCCTATCAAGGACACTTCGACAAAGATAAGCCTTTTAACAGGCGAATCTCACGTATTATCTTGGAATGGTTCTCGCCTTGTTCCTGCAAAAGCATCACCGCCTTGTAGAAAGAATCAGGATCGGATCTATCGAGTGACTCTAGAGGACGGAGCTTCCTTTTCCTGTTCGTTGGCACACCAAGTTCTTTTAGCCAACGGCGAATTTCAGCCCATTCGTGACGTAAATGTTGGAGATGAGCTTTTGCATCCTCAGACCACTTCGGACACTTGCCCTTTAAAGTATGACGAAGATGCTCAGAGTTCTTTTCAAACACCTCTAGATTGGATGGTTGATTATTCTGGCGATTGTCATCAATATGATGAACAACCTCAGAGGGCAACAGATAGCGACCTAGCTTCTCTTCCATTACGAGACGATGCTCCAGTATATACTTCGTATGCTTCTTTGCATTCGGATGATCCGGAGTGTAAATCTCAACATAGCCATCCTTCGTCACAATGCGCCCCCCCTTCCAGTTTGTGTGCTTATCTCCAGACCTTGGCCCAGAGCGTTGACACTTTATGTCGTGTTTTCTACACACCTTATAGATATGTTTCGATGTTATGCGAGGATCTAGGGTTAAGGCTAGTTGATCGGCTATCTTCTGCTGTGTCCAACCTTCGGAAATCAAAAGGCGTATCTTCTCAATTGGGTAATCAATATTTGTTCTCATCAAGTAAAGATAGCAATACAGTCCGAGTTGTCAAGATTGAATACCTACGAGACGACTATGTGTGGGATCTAACAGTGGAGAATTACCTAAACTACTGGTGCGAGGGGGTATTACAACATAATAGCGGAAAAACAGAATGGGCAGGTAAACGTGTGGTTCAAGCCGCAATGAATAACCCTGAGAGTATTATATGGTGTTTCCAGACGACATTTGAGAATAGTGTGCAAATGCAACAAAAGGTTATATGGAAGTATATACCTAAAGAACTCAAGAATGTTAAGCGTGATAAGGTAACTAATATCAGTTATTCCCAGAAACGAGGGTTCTCGGATGGTAAGCTAGTCTTTCCTAACGGCTCAGAGATTGTATTTCGTAATTACTCACAGGATATAACGACTATTGAGGGTGGTGAGATTGGATCTATGAACCCAGATGAGGGTTGTCCTTTCGTGCATAATATAGGGTTTTGGGCAGATGAGCTTATACCGCAAGCGTGGTTAGATACTTTAAGGTTTAGGCTAGTAACACGAGATTCTGTGGGGATAATCACCTTTACACCTATCGAGGGGTATTCACCAACAGTAAAAGAGTATCTAAATGGGGCTATCACCGAAGAAGAGATAGAATCTGACTTAATCAAGGGCTATAAAGTGCCGATAGTTCAGCAACCTAAGCGAAAAGACTCTAAAATCATCTATTTCCAGACTAAAGATAACCCATATGGTGGTTATGATAGAATTAAGAAGACTTTAGAGGGCGCACATAGAGATGATATACTGTGTAGAGCGCATGGAGTGCCTGTTAAGCCAATGGCAGGTAAGTTTCCTAAGTTCAGTCACAAACATAATGTAGTAAAGCACGATGAGATCCCATTTATAAAGGATAAGAATGCTGAAGTTACTCATTATATGATCATAGATCCTTCAGGGGCTAAACCTTGGTTCATGCTTTGGCTAGGTGTAACGCCACTTAATGAGGTGTATGTGTGGGCTGAGTATCCAGATGAAGGCTATGGTGATTGGGCTGATATGTCAAAAGGCACTAGAGGCCGTCCGGGGGATGCGTGTAAACCTAATGGTTACGGATTCCAAGACTATAAGGATAGGATGTTAGAGATCGAGGATGGAATAACCATCTTTGAGAGGATAATTGACCCTAGATTGGGTGCTACAAGGTTTCAAAAGGAGGATATGCAAACAACTTACATAGATGAGTTGATTAATATAGGCATAGATACTACTCCTGCCCCCGGTTATGACGAGGATACTGGGCTACAATCTATCAATAAGCTATTAGCATGGGATGATACTAAGCCGATGGACTTGGGTAATAAGCCACAATTGTTCTTCTCAGATAGATGTGCTCAGACGATTTACTCTATGACTGAATATACGGGTATGTTAGGCAAGGATGAGCCGACCAAAGATCCGGTGGATTGCATCCGATATGCGGCAGTTTCAGATATTATGTATGTAAATGAGGGTGAAAGTCACTTTTTACGGACAACTCGGAGATAAATACGGGGGTAAAAAGGCAAAACAGTGTTATAATACCACCCAAATATATAAAATAGAGATATAAAATGGCAAATTTGAACAACAGAGAAGAAATTAAGAGAAATACCGACGAAGATCCAGATATTGATCGGTTAGTCGATGCTTACCGTGAGGTTAGGGCAGACTTAGGTTCTTATGACACTCAAGTTGAAATAAATTATAACACTCGTAACTGCCTCTGGCCCGGACAGAACCTCCGGTCTGGTCGTAAGGATGGAGAAAAAGCCTATCCTTGGAAGGATGCAAGCGATATTAGACCATTCACAACTAATTCCATCATTGATGAGAACGTGTCTATGTTTGCAAAAGCCCTGTTACGGGGCAATTTAACTGCAATCCCTGTAGAGGGTAACGATATTGAGCGTGCGAGAATGATCTCGGACTACATGAAGTATCTAGTAAACTCTATACCTGATCTACCAAGGCAAGCAAAGATACTAGCTAACTACCAAGAGGAAAGAGCAATAGGAATCTTAGGCGTTGCATGGGATACTAAGGTAGAAGATCAGATGAACACCCTCACAATAGAGGATGTAGCACGATTTCAAGACCCATCAGATCCGGAGATGGGCTTAAAGATGGTAGCCATGATCACAGATCCTGAGCAAGTTAAGGAAGCAACTGATGTAATGTCGCTATTCTTCCCTAATACTAGTAGGCGTAAAGCTAGGAAAGCTGTTAATGAGCTTCGTAAGGATGGAGTAACAGAGGTTGCTGTTCCTACTGTGATACATAATAGACCTGCTGTAAAAGCTTTATCAATAGGTGATGACATCTTTTTCCCACCTAATGTAATAGATTTACAAGACTCTCCTTATATCTTTCACTCTGAGTATATGACCCCTGAGCAGTTACGCTCTAAGGTAATAGAAGAAGATTGGGATGAAGAGTGGGTAGATGAGGTTATTAAATCTACAGTAGGGCAGTCTAGTGAAGATACTGAGCGTAGACAGACTTTAAATGCAGAGCAGAATACATCTGGAACAGGTGAAGGCTCAGTAGATGAAGCATCAGGATTTGTAAGAATTACACATGGATATGAGAAAGCTATGACCGAAGACGGAGTTATAGGGGTATTCATCACATCATTTCACCCAGATATACCTAAATGGGGTATGTCAAAACTTTTGGATTATAAGCCCTCACGTTATCCTTTTGTAGCCTTCCCTAGAGAATATAGAAGTT